GACGCAGCTTCGCGATCTTCGCCTGGTTATCGAGCGTCGCGGAATGTTTCTGCGCGTCCAGCGCCATTTCGTTGCGCTGGAGCCATGCGTCGATGTCCTGCTGCCTTACCGCGAGGTCGGTCTCGATCTGCGCCTTGGCCTGGGCAATCTCAGCATCCGAGGCGTGCTTCTGCGCCATCAGCTGGAGCTTCATCTGCCCCTCCTGCTGCTTGGCCTGCAAATCCTGCTGCTTTATTTGCAGCTCGGCCTGCACCTGCATCATCTTGGGGTCGGGCTGCTGTTGCTGCGGGTTCTCGTCGGGGTGCGTGTAAAGGTCGTTCGGAGCCAGCCCAGCGTCCTTCGCGGCAGCCGTCAGATTGTTGAACACGTTCTCCCATGTGCAAATGGGAGCGCCGGCCTGCATCAGCATGGTATGCGTCTGGGCGACCATGTTGCGGTACATCAGCCGCTCGTCCTTGGAACCCGAACCAAGGCCAACGCGGACATTCACTTCCATGTCCTCGGGCCATTGCTGCGGGTTGACCTCGCGATACTCCCCATCGACACGAATCTGGAAAGGCTCGCCGTAGCGGCGCATCAGCCCCACCTTCTTCATGAACAGCCGCGACACGCCTTCCGCGAAGTTGCGGATGATGTAGCGCTCCATCTGCTGGCCACGGCTCATGAGCATCGCCTGCCCCTGCGCCGTGTCGTTCAGCGTGTCCTCGTCAACGCCCTTGTTAAGCCGGGTGATTCCGGTCCTCGACTCCCGCTGGCGGATCTTGAACTCGATCGCCTGCATCGCCGTGCCGGACACGTCCGCCCGAACCTCCGGAATGGGAGGAGTATTTCCCGTGAAGCGCACGATGCGCCCCGGCCTCACGGTCAGGAGGTCGTCAATCGTATGGTCCCCAACCGCGTCCTCGTGGACGAAGGTTCCCGGCGCAAGCTGGAGATAGAGCGAATCCAGCATGGACCGTTCGAGCACGGTGTTGACGCGCTGGATATCCATCGTCTTGTCGGCCAGTGACTGACCGATGAGCCGGCCCTGCATCGGATATGGGCACCAATATTCGAAGGGCTGGTAATCCGTTTCCTCGATGGCGAGGACCGTATTTCCTACCCTATGGACACAAAGCCTTTCGGCCAGGCCATCCCCGTTCAAATCGTAAAGAACATATTCCTCGTTGAGCCAAACCTTGCGGTTGGCGCCTTCGCGGTCGAGGATTCCGTACCAATTGTTCCTGCCGTCGTCCCTGGCATTTCCAAGAGCATTCATGAACGGGCTGTTGCCCTGGGAGAGATCGAGCCCCTGAACGTCGAAGCCCATCTCGGTAAGTTCCGAAACGCTCTTCTCGGTGATGTGCGCGAGGTAAACCGCGCTATCTAAATCCCTCGCATCGGCAGCGACGCGGAACTCCTCTAGGGGAACGTAATAATCGGGGAACTGGGCCGCCATCTCCTCAAGGGTGACGGCGTGAATGAGGGGCGAGCCGTCCTCGTGGAACTCCCCGGTCTCCTGCGCCTCGATCGCATTGTCCGGCATGAACGCCGGGTGATAGATCGCCTCGACCCGCTTGCGCTTGCGCTCGACGCACGTCTTGACGATGCCGATCTTCTCTAACAGCCCGCCCTTGCCCCAGTCGTGCAACAATCGGTATCCGCTCTTCTTGCGGAACAGATAGTGCATCGCCTCGGTGGCGTCGTCGCAGGCGTCCTCGTCGTCCTCGCTCGGCGGCTCGAACTCCACCACCCGTCCGGAAGCCACAAACGGCTCCAGCATGGAGGTCAGCATGTAGTCCGCCGTCTCGGCGACATCGCGGGCAACAACCTGTGAACGCCCGTCCTCCTCGTCGCCATATTCAGCGCCGTTGTACGAGTTGATCGCAGCTTCCACCTCTTCCAGCAGGGTCCCGTCATAGGCGCGGGATTCTTCGGCCTGGAGGAAGGCGAGGAACTGAGGATCGGCTTCGGTCATACGATCCCCTTCGATGAGTAGTGAACGGCCCCGCTCGTCGGTCTCTCGACGGCGGCATAGGGGTCTTTACAGTGGCGGCTGTCAGAACAACGTTCTGAGCCGTCCAGTCGCCGGATCGTGCGCCCGGTGTCGTCATCGATAATCTTGACGATGAAGTAGGACTCGCCCCGATCTTCGTCGAAATGATCTTCGCGAACCGTCCGCCTCATACGATGCCCCGACTCGAATATTGGATCGGTTTCACTGCCGGTCGCTCACGGTGACCCACCGCGAAATACCTGAGCGCGTCCGCGTAGTGGCTCGTCCAATCGTGCAGCGGGTTCACTTTGAACTCCTGCCGCTTCTCGTCATATTCGCGGCGATACATCCGCAAGGCTTCGATGCCGTCCTTGCATCTGCCCTTGTCGAAATAGCAGGTGGGCAGAAGCATCCTCACCGCCTGGATGCCGTCAGCAATCGGAATGTTGGGGCAGACCGTGGCCTTGATGCCCAAGCCTTGAAGGACTTCCTTGCGGCTCTTGCCCGTCCCGAGTTCCCTCACCTCCACGTCGTGTGGCAGGTAGTGGTTTCCCCACAGATAGTCGCGAGACTGGAGCTGCTTAGCATACCAGTCGAGACCAACTCCCTCACCCTTGAGCACGTCGATGAGGCGGGTTTCTCGTCCAGCAACCTGTAGAAACCAGATAACCGTCGAGTCCGCGACGCCAAGGTCCCACGCCGTATGGACCGGTAGCCGCGGATCATGAGGAACGCTGCAAATCCGCTCAGCAGCGTCCGCATCGTTCATCTCCTTGCCGTAGTAGGCGCCCTTTACCGCCGCCTCGAACGAGCATTCATATTCCTGGGCGTATTCGTCCTCGCTCATCATGCGGCGGGCGTCTGCGAGCTCCGCGTCGTCGAGGAGTCCGGTTTCGGACGCCTTCAGGCTAAGCGTGAACCAGTCGGAATCTTCGGCTGCTAGAGTCCAAAGCTGGTGGAAGGTGTTCTTGCCTTTAGGCGTACCAATGAAAACGGCCCAGCCTTTGCGATCGCTAAGCGCGGGGCGAATGACCTGGGACCACACCGTAGGGTCCATGTCGCCAAACTCATCGAGAACGGCGCCGTCGAGATATATACCGCGAAGACGATCCGGATTATCGGCACCGTAAATACGAATGCGCGCCCCGTTGTTCGGAAGCTCAACCCAAAGCTCGCTCGCATTGACCTTCCTCTCCGGTCCGAAGCAGTCGGTGTATTCGAGCAGGTAGCTCCAAGCGATGTCCTTGGCCTGGTTCAATTGCGGAGCGATGTAGGCGAAGCGCGGGCTCGATCGATCACAGATCGCAGCCGCTTTAATCAAATCGTTGACACAGGCGACGGTCTTGCCGGCGCGGCGATGGCAGACGGCAATGCCCCAGCGGGTTTGCCGTGTGTGTAATTGCAAGAACTGTCTGCGAGGAGCGTAAGGGCTCTCGATTACTGCGGAGGCTTCCACGCCAGCGCCCCGCTCACCTTGACCTGATGCTCAAGCTCGCCGGCCACCTGAAGCGGCAGCAGCTTGGGATAGATCGTGCTCCAGAACGCCCGCTCGTTAAGCGGATCTTCCTGCGCCCACGCTATCAGCCGATCAGTCCCGCCCAGACCCTCAGCAGCAAGCGCAATGGCCTCCTTGGCGGCGACCGTGGTCTTGTTGCGCGAGCCCGGTGGGCGTCCCGGACCCGGTTTCCCCGGCTCCAGATTGCTCCGTCCCATCGCAATTTCCTTGAGTTATTTTATTCTTCGCTAAACAGGTTATCGAAGCTGGTGATCTTCGCTGCTTCGAGAATGCCGATCGCTTCGTAGGTCGATACGCTTTCGCCCCAGCCAAGCGTCCTCAGCCCATCGGGTGAGTCAATAACCACAATTACGCGGCTGACTTCCCCGTATTCGTTGCTCTCCAGATCCTCGGCAAAGCCGCGAGCCATCGAGGGAATGTCCATCAGATTGCGGACAGGTAGCTCTACCGTGTTGTCGGATACTATCTTGAGGGTCACAGCGCCAACACCAAGCACAGGCAGAACCGCCATACCTCGACGTTGATCTCGACGGCCTTGGCGGTGCTGTTGTCGTCGCGGTAATGAGTGCAACGCCTGACGTTGAAGCTCATCTGCGGCGCGTCTTGGCTTGCGGGAAGAGCTTGCAGAACATTGCCTCGGCCTGCTCCTGGTCGGCCTGGCTCACCCTCACTCCATCAACCTTGGTCGAGAAGTAGCCTTCCATCGCGAACCGCATGATGACGGCGGCCATTTCCTTCTGCCGTCCGTGCGTGTCCGAATGCTCCTGTGCCGCACCCCATGCCAGAACGCCGGCAATCATCCGCATTGCGTCAGCTACATCATGCAGACCATCTGCAATAAGCGACGCAGTTTCAGGCACGGCCTTACTCCGAACTATGAGAGCTTTGCGAGCGCGAGACATAAGCGCTCCTGAATCATTCCCCGGCCACGCAGAGCCAACATCTCCCGCCTGCTTGGGGCGGCTCCGTGAGTGTTCTATTGGTTGGGGCCGGGGGCGTCCGCCGTGGCGGAAAAGTGAATACGGGCGCTCTCTATCCCGCTTGTGGCGACCGCTGCGCTAGAGACGCTGGCGGTTTTATGTGGCGAAGACCTAGAGCTGCGCCTTTTCCGGGCGCGCAACCAGCATCATTTACGCGCATACATCAAAATTGAGAACGCGTCAAGAACATTATTAGACCGCATCACGATTGTATGCGGAACGTTTAGCGAACCAATGCGTTACCCTCACTGGCTCTTTGAATTGTCAGTCTCTCCGCTCAACCCAGCGGCGGCAGGTGGCGCACTCGACATCGACGGCGGCTTGCTCGCCGCAAATGCCGCAATCTGGGCGCACGGCGGCTATTCTCTCCACAGCCTGCTCCGCGGTCATCCCGCTATCCAGATATTCAACGAGAATTGCCGTGATCGCGTCCTTATAGCGCTGGCTCGCCATCTCTCATCTCCTATTGGCCCGCCCCGCATGACTCGAACATGCAGCCTTCGGGTTCGAAGCCCGATGCTCTATCCAATTGAGCTAGGGGCGGACGCAACTGACTACTGTTGCAAAAACCACAAGAAACACGAACGGCCAAGTATGGGCCAAGATCACAACGAGGCCCATTAGCGCATCGCCGACCGTGTAATGCTCTTGCCTGTCGTTCACGCCGCCCTCCGTTGTGCATGGATCTGCAATCCCGTCTCGATCAGCCGAAACACCGCCCGCAACGCACCGGCGAGCATTTCGTGATCGTTCAATCCCGGTAGGTCATCGGGCGCAATCCGGTTGAGCCGGCGCAATCTCTCGCTGATGAGCAATCGCGCAAACGGCGGAAGATCATCGCTCCACCAGCAATCGCATACCAAGGCTTCGAGACACCTCCGTTCATACCGCATCCCGTCGAGAGCTCGGCTCATGCGCTCGAAGGAAATATCTACCCGGCTGTCCTTGAGCGGGTCGCGGCCGTAGCTGGATCGCTCGTATTGACCGCATTTTG